CCTTCGCTCAGTCTTGAGCGATTCTGTAAACTGACACGAAGTTTACATCCCTTATTCTGTTTAGGTAAGTATTATTTATAACACTTCACTAAGAATCAGCTGCAAGTTTTTCGAAATAACTTAGTGATTCTTTTTCTTCGTTAGAGGTGGTTGGCTCAGCCATTTCACTTATTGGTAATTCTGGCTCTGCAACTGTAGACGAAAAGTTATCAGAATTATCTTCTGCTATTGTCTCAGCTGTAGTAGTAGGAATACCTTCATTACTAATACCTAATACTCTTTCGAATCTTTCTTTCAACTCTTCATAAGACTTGAATTGGTCTGGAGCGATTATCTCACCTAAAGAATGTTGTTTATTATAAACTTCTTCTAATTGAGAATCATCTTCAAACAAAGGACCAGAATTAGCAAATTCTGACTTGTCATAGTTCCAATAACCATCTACTTTTCTTACTTTAAGTTTAAAGTTAGCACCTTCCCATAAATCAAATGGATTCACTGGAGTTTCATCTTCAAATTGAGGATGCATTACATCTTTTAACATTTCAAAGATTTTTTTACCATACCTAAACAACATAACTTTACCCTCGAATTCAGGATGCTTAGGGTCTGAAACAACATAGATGTTAGAAACATAGTGTAATCTACGCTTCTGTTTTCTAGCTTGGTCTTTCTTCGCCTCATCACCTGAGTTCCATAGTTGAGTATTAAACTCAGACACAGGGTCTTTTTTGCTCAAAGTGGTTAGAGACTTTTCAATATACCAACCACCTGGTCCTTGAAAACCGTGGTCCCAATATTGAGCCCATGGTAATTCTTCACCATTTGATGCTGGTAAAAAACGAATGATAGCGTAACCATTTCCAGATTTATCTAGTTCTGGTCTCCAATATCTATCGTCTGAAAAGTTTTTTGTGGAAGCCTCAGAAGTTTCACCTTCTAAAGCCTTTTGAAGTTTGTCGAATCCGCCTCGACTGCGTTTTAGCTCATTAAATGACATTTTATCTCCTATTTTATTTTATTGTATAACTATCGTATAAAGCTATCGTATTTTAGTGGTTCAAGTTTCCCATCGCCACGATCTATATAGTAACGCACGAACTCGAATTCGTCAAGGACTTTTCTTATTTGTGCGTCTTGACTTCCCGATAAACTATTCGGGTCGTCTGTACCGACTCCTAATCTAGGAGTTTCTTTTTCTCTTAGATAACAATCAGTACCTGCATATATATTTTGATACACATCTGGATTAAAGTTCCAAATAGAATCAAAACCTAGTAATACTACTTCTTCAAACCCCATGATTGAGGCTTGAGCCATAGCATTTGAACCTGCGAAAAAATTCACAGCGAACTCTGGGTCATCATCTGTCCCAGCCATATTGATGATACGCCACTTAGGGTCGACACCAAGAATATGAACTTGTTTACCTAAGTCTTCATATTCGTTACCGAATATTTGGACATGGTCAAATCTTTCTGTATCAGACTCATGAATCTCATAGCCTTGAAATGATGATAACATCATATCTTTGTATTCTTTTGGTATAGGTGACCAATCAGGAAAAATACACCAACGGTCTTTTGGGTACTCTGATTGACATATTTCTTTTATGATACCAGCATCACCTGAAAGTAAATAATCTGGTTCAAAGTCTCTGTATAAAGCATTACAACCAAAAGTTTTACCTGGTAACTTAGATAAGTCAACACCCTTTCTTGAAGGGCCGTTTCCTATGATGTAGGCTCTTTCCATAATCCTATTAATAAAGTTCTAATCTTTGTATGTTCTAATTCAATAAATGGTTCTAACTTTCTAAGTATCTTACCTTTCATAGGCCAAATAATCTTTTCACTAATCATGTTATCGTAATCATTAAAGATATTAAATATCTTATCACACGCTATCATAGTTTCTTGAGATATATTACCACCTAGATATTCACGCAGTAAGTTTGAATGCTGACCATTCTTTATACCAAGAACAATATCTAAATCTTGATACTTATCAAATAACATTTTCATTTCTTCATTAATTAAATAAGTAAGTTTTTGTTTTCTCTTCTTAAAACTCTTATAGTTTTCTTCACATTCCTGTTCGAGTAATCTTCTACTAAATATCTTTTCTTTTGAAAGATTAGCTATGTAGAAGTCTCTAAGTTCGTTAACATTATTATATTGTCTGGCTAATTTTGCAAAATGATACTTATCATTTCGTTTGAGATACGAATTAATTGAGGCTGATACTTTACCATTATATTGAAAGAAGTTATAACTATCGGTATGAAAGTGGTTACTGATAGCTAAATACAAACAATATGCGTCATATCCTTCTCTACTGTTCATCTCCAAAATCCCATATACCTAACACATAATTTTCAGCTGTATCTTCTGCGTATTGTTCACTATGATTTCGAATAGTTCTTTCTCCTTGAAAGACTTGGTCTTTAAAACAAGTAATCAGAAATTCACCTTTGAAAGAATGGATTTGAGCCCATTTATTTCCATTTCTAAATTCGTGTATTAACTCCATCTTGGCCTCGTTGGTAGTGAGTTTTTTCTATCAGCTAATCTTTGTCTTTTAATAGCTTCTGCTTTCTTTCTTTGTCTTTTAGCTGATGGTTTTTCGTAGAACTCTCTTTTCTTACACTCTTGAATTATACCAGCTCTCTCACATCTTCTTTTGAATTGACGCAACATTTGGTCAAAAGAAAGTTCTTTTTTCTTATGTTTAAAATTTTTCTTGAAATGTTTTCTTTGATGATAAGATTTTTGTTTTTGTGGTCTCATAATTAAATCGGTAGTTTAGCATTTGAACCAGAGTCTTTTACCATTTTAAGACCTACTGCTTCTGCTTTTATTTTTTCTTTTAGTGGTGGTGTAACTAGACCTTTTACTGCGTCTGGTTCTAAATGATTATCTTGACAAAATATGACAATAGCATCTATGTAAGAACATCTTTTATCAATCACTAATTGTTCAATAGATGTTGAAAATTTTTTCTTTGTTAATATCATTAGGTAGATCTTAGGGCCAAAACCTCAATCTGTCAAGTCTTTAATATTCTTTTCAAATTTATATTTGTCTTTAAAGTACCTCATAACACCATATACACGCTCATTGTCTATCATGTTATAACCATGCATACTAATTGAGGCTAAAATTATTAATGAGTATCTATACATGATTTAGTATCCATATCCGTTAGGGTCTTCCCACCTTTCTTTCTCTGGTGGATTATTATGTTTTCTATGTGCTGTTTTTTGTTCCCAATCTTCTATAGCATGTTTAATTGTTTCTTCAGCCAAGACTGAACAATGTAATTTAATTGGTGGTAGTTCGAGTGCTTCTGCGATTTCTTTATCTTTGATAAGTTTGGCTTCTTGAAGAGTTTTACCTTTTAACATTTCTACAAACATTGTACTTGAAGCGATAGCACTACCACAGCCATAAGTCTTAAATTTAACATCTAAAATTTTATCATTCTGGTCTAATTTTAAATCAAGCTTCATGACATCACCACAAGCTGGTGCCCCTGCAAGACCTGTCGCTACCATTGGGTCTTTAGGGTCAAATCTACCCACTGCATGTTTCGCTGGGTCTTTTAATACAGACTCAAATCTTTCTACTACTTGTTTGCTATATGCCATATTGTGACCTTTTTGTAAACTTTTTAAATTTTATCATTAATATTATTTATATAAAAACATAACTGTTATAAATAATAGTGTAAGAATATTCTTACTGTTTTAATTATTTATAAGGATAAACGCCATGACAACTTTAAAACTTGCTTGGCGTAGACACGGCGAAGAAATAAAAGCCTCTGTCGAAAGTATATTTGAAGTTACATTCATGATTGTTGGATTAACTTCTCCTATCTGGATTATGCTGGCGTCAGGACTATAAAACTTAGGCACTACACCAAGTCTCACATATTATATTCGGCCTTATAGTGGTCTCGGAGGACTTTGAGCTCCTCAATCCAGTTCTCTGCCTTTTCGACAAATAACTGAGCCTGTCCTGTTTCTTCTACAGCTACAATCGTTACTATTTGTTCTATCTTCTCATTGTAATGCTCTTCAAACATTTTAGCGTACGCTGATTCTTGCATGAAGTAGTTCTTAATCTTACTCGGTGTTTTTTTCTTAGTTGATGTTTTAAAATCTACAACTGATAATTTATCATCAAACTTCGCTATACAATCCACTCTTCCAGCCATTTGTAGTTCGTCTGAATACATAGACTTTTCTAACATATAAACATCACCCAATCGGTTCGTGATTTCTTTTGTCTGATTAAACATCATTAAATCTAGTGGTAAAGCCTTGTCAATCATTTCTTGAGTAAGAATATTATTTACATAGTCTTCTTGGAGTTGATGATATCTTGTGCCTCTAGAGGCGGCTTGTCTTGATATTTTATTGGCTTTCTTTTCGCCTACTGCTTTTCGCCACTTCTGAATCCAGACTTTGTTTAATATTCCTGTAACAGAAGTAACAGAAGGGTATCTATTACCACTTGGTGTTACATAATATCTTTTACCATCTACCGTTTCTGTAGGTAAATTTATTCCATCATAACCTGATAGATGATTAAAATTCTTTTTGTATATTTCTTGGTTCATATTCTAACTCAACTATTACTTTATCGTGCTTTCTTGTGCCATTTTCGTAAAGACGGTCATACATACCTGCTGCACCATCCTTAACTCCTGATTTATAACCTAATTGCACTCCTACATAAGTTCCCAAAACTAATGCTCCCACTACCCATAAATCTATTTCTATCAATCTACTACTCCATGTTTTTTCAATACATCTCTAGTTTTAACTTCTTTCGTAGTCTTTCGTATTCTCTCATTGGCTAAACTAGAACTTGGATGTCCTTCAGCCACCTTATCAAGAACTTCTCCAAAACCACCTTCTTTATTTCTTACACTAACTGAGCCGACAATATTTGGTGCCGATACTTTTTGTTGTAGATGAGGATTATCTTTTTTAAATTCATCTAACTTAGTATAAGACATAAAGTGGTCTTCGACCTCTTCTGTCTTTGTATTATAAAATTCGTAAGTTGGCATTATTTGTAGGGATATCCCATTCTTTCTTCTAAATTAAACTCGTCTTCAATATCTTCTAGTTCTGGACAACCATTGTGTCCTATCATTGATAGTAATTTTTGTTCTTCTCTCCATAAAAGAAAGTGCTCTGCTACTTGTCTAGTAGTATGTGTCAATGTACTTACTGGTTGTCTTCTCATGAAAAATCCTCGGATGGTGGTATTGGTATACCGTAATCATTTAGTTTTTGTGTCTTTACTGAGCCTTGAGTTACAGTAATTCTAGTCTTTGAATCCATAACATCAGGTATTATTTTTTGATACTCTAAAATATTAGCTTCAAGTTCTCTCATTTTTGATTCAAGTGTGGTAATTATGTCTATCTTTTCTTGTATTCTGATATGAGTTTTACTTAACGCCTCTTGTAATTGTTTTACATTATCTTTGAGTATTTGTATTTCTTGTTTCTTTTTTAATGTTCTCATATTTTTTCAACAAATTCTTTAAGTATTTTTTTCTCTTCTAATGTGAAAGAGTCCATAGTTTTAGGACCCCAAACAGTGCCAAATCTTACACACTTATCAGCTGTCTTGACCATAGTGTTCCATAATTCATCTTCCATTTGAGATTTATGGAGTTTATTGTCCGTTACTTTGTATATAGCTTGGCCTAATTTACAGAAAAACTCTTCTGTAGGAGTTGGGTCATAGTAACCCCTTGGTTTACCTCGATATAAGTTACTTCTATTCGCTAGTAGGTTCATTATTTTTTCCTTTCTTATAATCGTTAATATCTACGACCTTTTCTGTTTCACCAGTAAGGTCTTCTATAGGTGCGTTTTCTAAATCCATATCTTTCAAACTATCTAAATCAAAATCTGGTTCAAATACTATTTCACCAAAGTCTTCATCATCTAATGGTTCACCAGCCACAAAAGTTGGTGTTAATTCTTGACCTAATAATTCAGCAGCTAAATTTTCTCCTTTCATTATCATTTCGTCATAATATGGAGAGAGCTTTATATGCTCACCTATTATTTGTGCAAAAATCATAGCCACTTTGTGAGCTTGTTGGTTCTCCCAAGTAACTTCTTCTTGCACCGTGTCCTCGTTCTCACAAAAGACAACTTGAACATCTTTACATCCAGAAGATATACGAATAAACGCATCTCCTTTTTGTCCGTTAATTGTAAACTTATGAATCATAATATTCTGGTAATTTGTAGTAAATTAATATTTCTTCACCCTCGTAAACTGGTCTTATTGTATATAACTCTCTTTGTTGACCATCATGGTAATGTATGTTTGTATTAATAAAACAGTTAGGGTCTTCTGCATGATTTATGAAACCACCAAGTGGTGTTCTTATCCAGTCCCACCTATTACTTTCCCATATATGAGTTTCACCCAAGAAAACTCCCGCATCAATATCTTCTGTCGTGAATAAGCCAAGGCCATCACAGACAACCGATTCTTTGATTGTGAGTCCGCTCGGTAGAGCTTTATATGTTTCTTTAAAGTTTAGTTTTTTCATTGTGTATCATTATATAAAAAGCGTAACCCCGCTTTCAAGGGCTATTCAGTAATTTTTTCAATTCTATCAATTTGTTGTTGTATGATTGGTTTTCTATTTGGCCAATAGATGTATTCTTTCTCGTCATTCTTCATAAGATTTTGAAGAAGAGGAAGAATAAGTTTTTTCATTTCTATAATTGTATCTTGATATTTAAGTTCTTGTTTTGAATCCATCAAAGAAAGATTTTCTTTGTGTTCATCTAACTCTGATAAAGCTGAACTTAGATTTCTAGACATTAAATCAATTTTAGATTCTAGACCTTCTACTTGAGCCGAACTAACTGAACTAGCAGAAGACTTAGCGACTTCTTTGAGTTGTTTAGCGACCTCTTCGTTTACTGCAGCAGTTTCACCTGTCTTAGAAACAAGTTCATCTTGGTCTACAGCTGTGAAGCCAAAATCATTTATCTCACTCATTTATTGGTACCTTAACTATTTTAATGCCTCTTCTTACAAGTTCATTTCTTATCTTCTGTTTTAACTTACCTTTTGTTGAGTCTTTATTTAGCTCATCAAATAAAGTATCTTTAGACTGGCACTTCATGTAGTAGTGTTCAGTCTTTAACTTTCCTGTAGCTCTGTCTCTAGTAACAGCAGACGGTTTAAACTTTGTAGGCATTATTTAGTTATTCTGATTCTTCAACTGAAGCTTCTTCAGCTGCTGGTTGGGGAACTTCTTGACCTTGTTCTTGAACTTCAGCCACAAGTCTTTCTCTTAGTGAACCTATACCAGCTAATTCTTCACCACGAAATGCACCTCTTTGCGAAACTACATCTATGATTGAAACTAGACCAGCTAGGTCTTGAACTGTTAAGTGTTTAACTTCCATTATTTACTCCTATATTCATAATTTAATTTAAGTAGTAGATGGCCTAAAATAAGACCATCTACTTCGATCTTATTTTAGGTTTCTAATCCTGTCAAGCCTTCTTTGCCTCTTAACACGATTATGAATCCTTTTTTTACTTTTTCGTATCATATACCTCCTGAGTTAGTTAATCTACAAATTATCATAATAACAATTTAGACCACCTCCTTTTTTGGTTAGATTTTTTTCATAATGAAATACCTTGTCGGGTAAATTCACCCACTCAACATTACGAAGGAAATCTTGATACGGTTTCTGCCTTGGCAGATGAATCTGTATCTACCGTTTTTGTTAGAGGAACTTCGATAAGTTTCTGATTCACATTTAAGATATAACCAGCAAACTCACCAACACCTCTCCAAACTTCTGTCTCTGAGTCATATAAAAACTCAATCGTATTTGGTTCATCAAACCCTTGATAGACTACAATGTGTCCATCTATAGGGTCAAACTGTCTAATCTCACCGACGCGAGTTCTACCTGAGTTATCTATGTAAGTTATTGCTCTTTCGTCTTGAGTTAGACCTAGTTTATTTATTGACTTTTGCACTTCTTTTTTTCTTGACTGATGGTACCCAATCTGGATACGCTTCATGTAAAACTTCCTGAGTTATTTTGTATGGAAGTTTTTTGTCTTTTACTGAGACAATTAGTTTTGCCTCTTCAACCCATAAGCTTTCTACCATATCTAAAAAGACTTTTTCTCTTTTTGACGGAGACATATTATCTGCTCCACCTTTTACTAGATATCTAAAGTTTCTATAAGCTCTTATGAGTCTATCGTCAGCTAAATCTGGACCTGAAACATTATTAAAGTTAATCTCTTTGGGTAATTCGCCCTTTGGTAATAACCATTCAATGTTTGGGTCATAAACACCTTTCATGATATACATCATGTCTTTTCTTTCTCTATATTGAGAAAGTAAAGCTACTTTATCTTTCTTAGATTTTAATTTAACTGCTTCTTGTAATATTTCAACTACACTTGCACTATTTGGTAATGCCATAATTTACTCCACTTTTAATAATACCATATTATTATTTATTCTTCCTGTAACACTTTGTTTCTTGGAAGTTATTTCGTCCATAACCTTATTTAGTACCACTTTTCCACCACCTAAAATACGGTCGATAAAATATTCAGTTCGAACGCCAACTTTTTTACAGCCTGATGCTTTTTCATCAAAGTTCTGTAATGTTGTTCCTTTACAGCCAAGACCACCTCGGTCCATAGCTTCATATTTAACTACTTCATTTGTTTTTGAATTGTAAATCCATAATCTTTGTGCCCCAATAATTAATAATGGGTCAACTGATTTAATCTTGTTGTCTCTGTCCTCTTTTAGATAAGAAAGTTTTTTCACCTGTTTGTCGGCTGTTACTTTTCTTTTCTTACGAATAGGTTTATTCATTTCTGCATATCTCATAGCATCTGTTTGTATACCTTTTACAAAGTTGTAAAAATCTTTTTGTTCTTGTCTTGAGAGATAACTATAACCTTCTTTTAATTGTGGGTCGCTATTAGGTCCTAGTAGTTCGTCTAGTTCATCAATAATACTTTGATACTCTTCTGGTATTCCTTTTGCTACTGTCGCTGAAACTTTTAAATCAGCCAGATATTTGTATGTGTCAAAGTCTTGAGATTGCCACATATCAACTGCGTGGTCGATTTCACCACAGACTTGATAAACTTTACTTTTGATATTTTCTTGAACTGACTTTCTGCGTTTTGATAGTTTAACTTCGTCAGCTTTGTTTTCTTTTTGAAAGTCAATATCATCAGCTTTCTTGAGAGTCTCTTTGATATGACTCATAAATTTTAAATGATAATATTGATTACCTGTTTGTTCTTGATTGTCGGCACTCTCAGGTAAGGGAAACTCTATACCTTTTCTTAGCCCTACAGATATGTAAGCGTTCGTACTTGGCCAATTTAAACTTTTAAGTTTATTTGTGTTTTTAAAACCTTGCTCTTTTGCGTATGTAATATAAGCAGTGATAGCCTGTTTTCTATCATACATATAATTAAACCAGTTTAAATAGTTTGAGAGATTATGGTCGTCAAAGTATCCGACTTCGGGTTCTGGACCATAATGCATTTCTTCGAGCGATAGTTTATTCGCCCTCGTCATGCGTTTTCTCGGCTTCGCTTTCTTAACTGTTTGTACTTTTCTTTTAGCCATAATTATTATTTATACCAATTATATATGCTTTTTTACCTTCTCATGCGTGCAATATCTTTCGCATGGTCTTTATCAGACTCAAAGATAGGTACTGCATTTGATTTATGCATCGTTGCGATACCTACAAGTTTTCTTTCTCCTGTGTATTGTTGAGGTTCTTTTCTACCCATTGAATCTGGTTGTTTACCAAAAGTACCATTCTTTATTTGTTCTTCCATCAAAGAAGGATATTTTTCTCTATGTTCTTTTGATGCCTGTATTCTATCTAATTCATTTTGACTTGGTCTTCCTTGTTTTGTCGCTACAGGTGGTCTTCTTCTTGCTGGGTTCGCACAATGATTCTTTCTTTTCTTCCCATTCATAGAGTAGCGTAAAGAACCCATGTATATACTTGTTACTGCCATAATTCTCCTATCTTTTAAGTTTGATAAATTTTCTTCTCGCCTTTGAAAAGAGTTTCGAGGGCTTCTTGTAGAAAATCTCCTCCTTCGTTCCTGTGATAATGTAACCGACATTCTGATTCTTACTATTAAAGATGTAAGTATGATTCTTTACATTACAACCAGAATCACTCCAATCAGTAATCTCTTTATAGTATGTGTAATTATTATCTGTCATAAACTGTAAATGATGTTGCGTATTCTTTGAGACAATAAGATGGGTCTCGCTCATAAACACCAGGTATCGACTTACCTCTATAACGCACTCGACATGGTCTTGACTTTAAAAAATCTTCTACCACATACGAATCGCGATATTGAATCGGTATATTCGCAAACTGTTTTTCTGTTAAGTCTTGGCCCTCAAGTTTTAACATATCTAAATCATAAATCGAAATACTATCTGCCATAAGTTACTCCTAAAAAATCAAACTCCGAATCGAAGTCAACACGAAACTTTCGTGATAAACGACTTACGAAGATTTTTTGCCCAAAGAATAGGTAAACTAAGTAATCACTTAGAGTTACCCCTACATTAAAACGATTATCATATTTCATAAAATGTGCCACTATGATCATTCTTTTTCTCCTTTTGTCAACCTTATAGATAATGTGGACCTGTCCACGCTACCGAGTAACTATCAAAAATGTTCCCTCTCGGAGAGTTCAACGCTGGGGTTTTCCACCCCGCTGACTTCAATAGGTCACCTTCTTGGAAGGTTACATATTCAGGACCAGTTTTTCTTTTACTCTTTACTTTAAAATCTTTACACGCTACGAAGCCCCATACAGATGCTCCACTATGTCTATCCATAACCACTCTTAGATATTTGTTTCCAAGAGAATAACCGAGCCCCTCTTTGAACTCTCTATTCATTTCCCGATTTTTTTCTGCTGGCATGAACTGATCATAAGAGTCAAAGATTTTTTGCTCTAACTCACCAAGTGCGTTCTTAAATTCATCATCAAAGGGAAGTTCTTCTAGTTTTAAATAGTTATTCATTAGTGCCACTCCTTTCTAACTGATACATATTCTAACCCTTTCTCTGAGACAGCATTATGAAAAGCTTTTCTAGCTAGTTTATCATCATCATAAGCCAAATGAAGGGTATCATTCGTATTCTCGTCTGTTATCTCTATTATAGTGATATAGTTTTCACTCATATTTTTACCTCGTTTATTTAACATACAATACGATCATAAGAAAAATGGTAGCACGAAGTCAAGCGTGAACTCTGGAGAGTCTTGGGGCGGCCGAAAAAAATTTATGTCGAAATCGAATCCGAAGTCTTTTACATCCACGAATATCCCCTAAGGTAACGCAGCCCCCCACCCCTCTAACTCCACAAAGGCCCCCCGCTGCCTCCACAGAAAAAGACAACACTCTGGTTGCAAAAAAAGGGCTACGACCAATTCTACTCCGTACTACGGAGTAATGTAGCTTGTTCCAGTTTATATAAAGGGTTACTTCCAATTCTACTCGGACCCCTCTGAATGATGTAGCTTGTACGCCTTTTTTATGCTTAAAAAGCTTGACTCCCCGCTACTAAATCTCTTATGATCATATAGTAAATAAGAGGTAAATAAATTATGAGTAATATGATAAATGACCAAATAATCGACCAGATAATTGATGAAGTAGCATCATTAGATAAGGTTGAAGTAATGAATCAATTAAATACTGAGAATCTACTCAAGGTATCGGCCTTCACAGGAGGTCCTTTTAATAATGATATA